CAATACTGAACTGTATATTCCAAACTACACTTTAAGTAATTACAAATCGGTATCGGTAGATACCGTAATGGAAAATAATTCTGCTACTGCTATTGTAGTTTTGAATGCTGGATTATGGTCAAGCAATAGCGCAATAACATCTATTAAAATGACAGTACAAAGCGCAGCCGCTGATTTTATGCAACACTCAACTGCTTACCTATACGGCATAGGTGGTACTCGTGCTACTGGTGGAACTATTACTGCTGATGGCGCTTATACTTATCATACCTTTACTTCTACTAGTACTTTTACTGCAAATGAAAAAATTAAAAATGCCGAAGCACTTGTAATCGCTGGTGGTGGTGGCGGGGCACGTAGACACGGCGGCGGCGGCGGCGCAGGTGGCGTTTCACATCATAATTATCAAACCTTTATGCCAGGATCATCGTACACAGTAACTGTCGGCGCTGGTGGCGCAGGTGCTACATCTTCAGGAGCAGGTGTTGTTGGTAATAACTCTGTTTTTTCAGCAATTACCTCAAATGGTGGAGGCAGAGGTATTCAAGACGCAGGTGCGGCAAATAGCACTGCCGATGGTGGTTCAGGTGGTGGTAGAGCAAACTATGGAACTGCTGGAACAGTAGGCGGTTCAGCAACTCAAGGCAATACTGGTGGTGCAATTGGTTATGGAAATAATGGTGGCGCAGGTAAAGATAATGGTAGCAACTCATTAGCGGCTGGCGGAGGTGGTGGCGCTGGCGCAGTTGGTGAAACTGCACCTACAACAACACAGCCTGGAAAGGGTGGCGATGGATTAAACACCTGGAGCGCCTGGGCAACTGCTACCTCAACTGGTGTAAGTGGTTATTATGCAGGTGGTGGAGGTGGATCATCTTTCAATCAAAGCACATTTGGCACAGGTGGTGTTGGTGGTGGCGGAGCAGGAAATAGTACTGGTGCAGCAACTTCAGGAACTGCGAACACAGGTGGTGGTGGTGGTGGACAAGGTGATGATAATTCTAATGCTGGTTCAGGCGGCTCAGGTTTAGTAATTATTCGTTATCCTAATAGTTAATCCTTTTATAAAAATAACAGTAAGGGATAATCCACACTATGCGTGGTTCAAAAGTTCAGGGACGATTTAAGATAGGTTTTGAAACCCTCTCTATGGATGAGGGCATGGTCGATGAACTTCGTGACCCTATTGGAACTATTGTTGACTGGTGGACTTGGGATGATGCAGCCCTTGCTGCAGATTACGCAAATTATGTAGATCCAGTTTACGATGTATCAAATCAAGATCCTACTAAAGGTCGTAGATGGAATGACCCATTTGATTTGCCCGTAATTTTGGCGCAGTTAATGCGTGGTACAAACATAATGAATGAACGAGGATTCTACGTAGTAGATACTCTGCGCCTCGTTGTTTCTGTAGCAGATATAAATAGACTTATTCCAGCAATGGTTACTGATCCAAATCAACACATCAAGGATCGTGTCGTATTCCAAGATCAGGTATTTGTACCTACAAGAGTCTTGCCTCGTGGAAGATATGCCGAACGTTATTCAGTAGTAACTATAGACTGCAATCTAGTCAACTCAGAGGAGTTAGTAAATGATCCTCAGTTCCAAGAATACGCAAACTAGTCTTGGGAAATTTTGAGGAGTTATTAGACCCATCTCTCTTTGAGTTTGATGCGGTAGAATTAGATGACCAAGTAGAAGAGGATGATGATGGCAACTAAAAAAGCAAAAGGCAAAGTTGAAAAAGTTATGAAGGAGTACAAAGAAGGAAAGTTGCACTCAGGTAAGAGGGGTCCTGGTAAAGGCCCAGTTGTTAAATCAAAGAAGCAGGCTGTTGCTATTGCAATGAGCGAAGCGGGAATGTCAAAGAAGAAAAAGAGTAAGTAATGGCAAGACGGCGCAGGAACATCGGAGCAAGGGCTGGTAAACAGCCACAGAAAAATATTCAAACAAATGTTACTGAGAGTAAGTATGAGTCTGGCGGGGCGGGATTAAAACGAAAGAAGGGCGGCATAGTGAGAAGACCTAAAGCCCCAATTCGTTATAAGCATAAGAAGTCGGTGACCTGATGGCTGATAAGAAGAAGGAAGAGAAGCCAGTAACTCTTACTACTGGTGTTCCTGGAAAGAAAGCCAGGGTAGTTCATAAAGTTTCTAAAAATAAAAAGGGCGACGTCATTGTTGATCACACTAATACAAATCAAGGTAAGTGGGATAAAATCAATCTCACAAAAAAGGGTGGATCAAGAACCATAAAGCAGGGCGTGAAGGCCGTGCAGAAATTCCACAAGAGCAATGCTCATAGAAGTCAGGGAAGATAATGGCAAAGACAGCAGCGTGGCAACGTAAGGAAGGCAAAAATCCAGAGGGTGGATTAAATGCCAAGGGTCGTGCATCATATAAGCGTGAGACTGGTGGAACATTAAAGCCTCCCGTATCTGCTAAACAAGCAAAGAAGTCTAAGAAGTCCGCAGCACGTCGTAAATCCTTCTGTGCAAGGATGGGTGGAATGCCAGGACCAATGGAAAAGAATGGCAAGCCAACTCGTAAAGCACTAGCACTAAGAAAGTGGGATTGCTAGTGGCTTGTTGGGAAGGTTATGTTCAAAAAGGTTTTAAGATGAAGAATGGTAAGAGAGTTCCTAACTGTGTACCAAAGAGTGGAGGAGTTAAGAGTGCCAAAAAAAGCAGCAAAACCAAAGTCAAAAGTAAATGAGGCTGGTAATTACACTAAGCCTGGGATGCGTAAGAGTTTATTTAAAAAGATAAAGGCTGGAACTAAGGGCGGAGATCCAGGAGAATGGTCTGCTCGTAAGGCTCAACTTCTTGCTGCTGAGTATAAGAAGTCAGGCGGAGGTTATAAGAACTAAGATGGCTCTTGCAAAATCACAACAATCCCTGAAGAAGTGGGGCAATGAAAAATGGCGCACTTCAGATGGAAAAGAATCTAAAGGTAAAAAGCGTTACCTACCAGACAAAGCGTGGGATACTCTTACTCCTTCAGAAAAGGCTGCTACCAACCGTGCTAAAGCAGAAGGCAATAGCAAGGGGAAGCAGTTTGTAAAACAACCAAAAACAATTGCCAAAAAAACGGCAAGACATAGATAGGAAAAGCCAATGTGTGCAACATGTGGATGTGGTAAGAAAAAGGGTCAGCCAGGATTCGGTAAGGGTCCAAAAGCCAAGCCAAAGCCAAAGGGTAAATAATGTGCGCTACCTGTGGCTGTATGAAGCCAAAAGATAAGCACGGCATGAAAACTCTAGCCGCTGCTAATAAGAAGTATGCTAAGAAGAAGACAGACAAGAAGAAGGACAAAAAATAATGGCTCTTAAGTGCACCATGAAGAACTGCAAGTGCAAGTGTTCCACTTGCCAGAAGGGTAAGTAATGAAGAAGTCACTAAGCCCTAAGCAGATGAAGATTGCTAACGCTGCAAAGCCTGCTGATAAAATTACTGGCGCAGATTTTAAGGCGCTAAAGAAGAAGAAGAAAAAGAAAATTGTCTAATATCGATAAAAAGAAATAAGTAGTTAGGCCCCGAAAGGGGCCTTTCTTCTTTATCATTGCTATATCAGAACACCGCTGCGGTGCCTGAATACTGTTCCCACAGGTTGCGATAAAGGGGTTATTTATTATGGCTTACAAGCCTTGGTACGAACAAGCCGCTGAGATTAATAATCAAGGCGAACGTGAAGAGTTTATTCGGGGTGTGTTTGGATTCCGCCCTAAAGAAAAGCGTCCCGCTATCGCATCGCTAATTGCAGGTACAACCGCAGCCTATCTTGCTGGTGCTGTCTACGTTGCTTCCAAAGCAAAAGCGAAAGCGAAGAAAAAGAAGTGACCTACCTAAAAAAAGCCAGAGAGTCTTTAAATAGAGCCAGTGTAGAAACTACAAGGTTCATGGGCGCTCATTTACGATCAGAGGCTAGAGCATCAGGTTGGCCTGAAAAAATTGTACGAAACCTCCATGTCCGTTACTCTGATGGTGCCTTTACTATTCACGGTAACCCAGACCACAAGACAGAGATATTAAATCTTGAGTACGGAACTCCAAGCAATCAACCAACTGCTGCTATGCGTCGCTTTAACAATCGTCAACAAGAGTCTGAGAAATTTATGCTAGCCCGCACCATGCAGCATATGGATGGCTACCTATGACCTTCCTTTTAGAAGAAGATGAAGCGCTGAGAGACTTGTTAAAAGAGATGACTGTTACTGATCAGAAGGCCTCTTCTGCTACGGCAAAAACTATTACAAATAGAGCGCTTACTAATAATGTAGTTACAATAACTACATCGACAGAGCACGGCTTTGAAGTTGGAGACACAGTTACTATTGCGGGTACTGCAACTGCCTTTAATGGCACCTACAACATTACATTAATTCCAACTCCTACTACATTTAAATATGCAAAAACAAATGCAAACATTGCAAGCGTTGCTTCAGGTGGCACTGCTACACCAGGCACTACTAGAAAAGTAGGAGTCTGGTTTGGACAACCTGACCAGGAAATTCGTGCTCAGTCATACCCTTACATTACTATTGATATGGTCGATATCTCCGAAGACTTCTCTCGTGCTATGAGAGGCAAGGTAAAGCCAGCGTATTTAACTAACCCAACAGTCATTGGCGAAAGTACTGCTTGGGATACTGATGAACATAACTGGGAAATTAACTATCCAATTCCTGTAAATATTGATTACCAAATTACCTCATACTCTCGTCAACCACGTCATGATCGTCAAATTTTATCTCAATTGTTATTTACAAAAGTTCCACTACGGTTTGCTGTGTTAAACACAGGACCAAATACTGTATTTGGAACTACTCGTCGTTTAGACGTTCTTGATATATCTAAGAGAGATATTACTGAACAAGGAAAACGACTATTTGTAAATGCTATGACAGTTCGTGTCTCTTCTGAGATTGCGCCTGAAACATACAATAATCTGTACAAAGTGTTGCAAATAAACGTCACAGGTACAACTGGAAGTCAGACCCTTGGTCGCTCTCAGTTCACTACCATCGATACGTACACTCAATCGGCACCATAAGGTCCCTCCCCCAAACTAGTTAGGAGAAAAAATGGCTTATAGCCGCCCAGGTGT